ATGGGTATGGCAGCAGGTATGTCACCACTAGCTCTGCGTGACAAGGCAAAAGCTTTCTTATCTAGCGCCAAAGGCACAGCATTAGTTCAACAACAAGCAGACGAGCTTCGTAAGCGTGATGAAGAGCTATCAGCAGTCAAGGCTCAACTAGCAGAGTTAGCACAAAAAATGAATCAACCTAAAGCTGCGCCTAAAAAGGCTAAAGCAGAGGAATTAGAGGAATAATATGGCAACAACTCTCTTGCAATTAGTGCAACAAGCGTCAGCAGAAATGGGCTTGGCTACTCCAAATGCGGTGGTAGGCAATACTGCGGCTGATGTTACTCAACTTTATTACTTGATTAATGCGGCTGGTAACGAAATTGCGAGAGAGTACCCATGGGAAGCTCTAAATGTTGAATACGATTGGTATTCACAATACTCCGAATCAGACGGTGCTATTATTTATGGCACTAGCGTAATTACAGGTGTAGACCCTGCTACAGTAGCGTTTATCAATGCGGCTGGCGCAACTAACTTTCAAGTGCAAGGTGAAGGTGTCATTCAAAGCACTGCTGTGGTGTCTGCTACTGGAACTACCGTTACAATCAATAGTGCCGCTACTAGCGATGGTTCAGGCAACTATGTATTTGGTCAAGTTATGTATGACTTGCCTACAGGCTTTGACCGTATTACAGACCGTACACAATACGACAAATCTAAACGCTGGGAGATGTTAGGCCCTGAAACACCACAACAATGGCAATGGCTGAAGTCTAGCTACATTTCAACTGGCCCTCGTATTCGTTGGCGTATCATGGGTCAGAAGTTTCAAATATGGCCACTTACATCTACTAACGAATATCTAAGCTTTGAGTACATCTCTAGCAATTGGGTAACTTCTGCCACAGGCACAACACAATCACAATTCTTAGCGGACACTGATACTTGTATCTACCCTAACCGTTTGATGGTGTTGGCGCTTAAAAAGAAATACTTTGAAATAAAAGGTTTTGACACATCATCATTCCAGCGTGATTATGATATGCAACTTAACATCGCTAAAGCTAACGATGCAGGCTCTGCTACACTATCACTAGCACCAAGAACAGCCAATGTCCTAATTGGTTGGGAGAACATTCCAGACGCTAACTACGGAGCTTAATAATGGCTAGAGCTAAAAGAGCTGTATCACAGCCAATATCATTACCAGCACCAGTAGGTGGATGGAACGCTAGGGACGCTTTGCCAGCAATGGCTCCATCTGATGCAGTTGTATTAAATAACTGGTTCCCAGCTACAACCGAATGTGTAATGCGTAAAGGTTACACAAAACACGCAACAGGCATCACAGGCCAAGTAGAAACGCTCATGGCATACTCTGGAGGCGCTACAGACGAGTTATTTGCTATCGCTGGAGGCAGTGTATACGATGTAACAACAGAAGGCGCTGTAGGCGCTGCTGTGTTGACTGGGCTAACTAATTCTAAATGGGGTTATTGCAACATTGCAACCTCTGGTGGCAACTTCTTATCCATGGCCAATGGTGTAGATGCCCCTCGTAACTATAACGGCACAGTATGGTCTACTCCTGCAATTACAGGCGTTACAGCCACTACATTGCGTGACCCTATACTGTATGCTGAAAGACAGTTCTTTATACAAGACAACAGCCTTAAAGTTTGGTATCTAGGTGTTGACTCTATTGCTGGTGCTGCGGCTGCTGTAGATATAGCTCCATTCATGACCAAGGGCGGTTACATTGTAGCTCACGGCACATGGACAATTGATGCTGGTCAAGGCGTAAATGATCACTATGTAATTATGACCAACAAAGGTCAAATTATCGTGTATCAAGGGATAGACCCAACATCCATAACGACTTGGTCTATGGTTGGTGTGTGGGACATTGGTGCGCCAATAGGCCGTAGAAGCTTATACAAATACGCTGGTGATATGCTTATCATCTGCCAAGACGGTGTAGTACCATTATCAGGTGCTTTGCAGTCATCTAGGGTTCAACCTAGGGTAGCCATTACCGACAAAATACAATACGCAATTAGTGAGGCCGTAACAAACTACGCTTCTAACTTTGGTTGGCAATTAATGTATGTGCCGACAGTCAATCAATTATGGTTGAATGTGCCTGTGCAACAAGGGCAAAACCAACAACAATATGTAATGAACACAATTACAGGTTCATGGTGTAACTACACCAATTGGAACGCCAATTGCATGGAGATGTTTAATGATGAGCCTTACTTTGGCGGCAATGGTTATGTTGCTCATGCTTATTACGGTAACACGGACGGTGGAAACAACATCTCAGCGTTTGGCTTGCAAGCGTTTAATAACTTTAACAGCGCAGGTACATTAAAACGCTTTACTATGTCACGCCCTATATTAAGGGCTGATGGAGCGCCTTCTGTATACGCTGGCATTAACATAGATTTTGACTTATCTGACAACTCTACAATCTTAAACTATGTGCCTGTAAACTACGGTGTATGGGATAGCGGAACTTGGGATGCGTCATTATTTGGTGGTGGACAAAGCGTTTACCAAAACTGGCAAGGTTTGAATGGTGTTGGCTACTATGGCGCACCTGTTGTTAAGACCTTATCAGCGCAGTTAAATGTTAGCTGGGTAGGTACTGACATTGTTATTGAGGGCGGTGCAATCCTGTAATGCTAGTCCAAGGCGAATATGTAGCTCGTTGGGTAATGGAAAAGGTAGGTTCTTACACCGAGGGCATGACTGCTATTGGTTGGGAAATAGATGGGGTTATTGTAGCTGGTACAGCCTTTGAAAATTGGAACGGCAATAATATGTTTGGCCATCAAAGAATAGACTCACCACCTACCAAAGGCTATTGGATTACAGTAATAGATTACATTTTCAACCAAGTAAAGGTTAAGCGCTTCACAGCTACCGTAGAAGCTGACAACCACAAAGCAATAAGCCTTAATCATAAGATTGGGTTTGTAATAGAAACAACTTTAAAAGACGCAGGTCGTAACGGTGATTTACTTATAATGACCCTATGGCCTGAAAACTGCAAAATGTTAAATTGGAGTAAAAAAAATGCTAGGTAAATTTGTGCAATTAAGATTGCAAGGTGTTCGTGATCCATTTATATCAATGGCTAACGGTAAAGGTAAAGCACCACCAGCGCCTGACTATACAGCGGCTGCTAAAGAAACATCTGCTGGCAACTTAGAGGCTGCAAGGGCTACTGCTGCTGCTAATCGTACAAACCAAGTTACACCATACGGCAACTTAACATACACAGCTAACGAAGGCACTGACCCATACGGCAATACTCTTTATACTGCCACTCAAACTTTATCTCCAGAACAACAAAAAATCTACGAGCAAGAAAGTCAACTTAACGAAGGTTTGATGTCTACCGCCAATAAAGGCTTAGATTACGCTAACGAAGTGTTAAGCAAACCTGGTGTAGATACATCTAAATTGCCGTCTTACGGCATTAATCCTGGCGAAACATACTCTGACGCTATTATGCGTAGATTGCAACCTCAAATTGCTCAAGAATCAGCAATGTCTGACGCTCAATTAGCTAACCAAGGTATTGCTCAAGGCACAGAAGCTTATCAAAACGCTAAACGCCAATTAGCCATGAATCAAAACGACCGTCAACTTGGTGCTATTACAAGTGGCATGAATGTTGGTTTAGGTGCAAATCAACAAGCCTTTCAGCAAGAAGCTTACAACCAAATGCAACCGATTAATGTTATTAACGCATTGCGTACAGGTTCTCAAGTGCAAAACCCAAGCTACGCTGCTACACCTCAACAAGCCAATACTGGTGGGGCTGATATACTTGGTGCTACTCAACAAGGTTACAACGCTCAAGTGGCAGCTACAAACGCTTCTAACGCCTCTAAAGGTAACTTTATGAGTGGCTTAATGGGTCTTGGTGGCGCTTATTTAATGTCTGATGTTAATGTTAAAGAAAACATTAAAAAAGTTGGCTCATTAGATAACGGTCTTAACCTTTACTCATACAACTACAAAGACGGTTACGATTTGCCTGAAGGTAGACAAGTTGGTGTGCTTGCTCAAGAGGTTGAAGCTATTATGCCAGAAGCTGTGGCTGAAATGCCTAATGGGTTTAAAGGTGTTAATTACTCAATGCTAGGACTTTAATATGAATCTTGCAAAATACTTATCAACATCACTACAAGGCTTAATGCCTGGTGAATCTAGTGGTATGCCTCAAGACGATACAATGATGGAGCTTGAGCTAAAGCGTAAGATGAAGTTTGCTGATGCGTTACGCAATCAAGAAGCTCCTCAAGGTCAAATGGTATCAGGCATTTATGTTGCGCCATCAATAACACAACAACTTGCTGGTTTGGCTAATAAATATCAAGCTGGCAAACAAGAAAAAGAAGGCATTGCTCAATACGGTGAATACGCTAAAGGTAAGCAAGCTAAGATGGCTGACGCTTTATCTCAATACCAAAAAGACTTAATGCCTAGAACAGAGCAAGCACCTCAACAACCTACAACTGTAACAGGTTCTACTGGTGAAATGGCCCCCAACATGGGCATGGTCAATGAGCCGCCTCGTCAAGTGCCTTTAACTGCTGGTGACCGTTATGCTGCGTTGTTAAAATACAGCTCTGCAACTAACAATCCACAGTTAATGCAACAAGCTATGATGGGTGGTTTAGAGTCTGCTAACAAAGCAGAGGATGTTGCTAGTGACAGAGAATTCCAACGAATTCAAATGAAAGACCGTCAAGGCTTTGAATTAACGCAAGGTGAAAAACAATTTGCCAATCAAATGGCATTGCAAAAATCTAGTCAAGGCTTTCAAGCTAATGAAAATGCCTTATCAAGACAATTCCAAGCTGCAAACGCACCTCTTGTTAATGTTATTGGTGCAGATGGCAAGCCTAGACTTGTGCCTCGCAATCAAGCTATTGGAGCGCAACCTTACAGCGCTGCTAACGAAGCTAAAGATGTTGTTAAAGTTCAACAAAAAGCACAAAACGAAATATCTGCTCAACAAGTTCTTGATCAAGCTCAAGCTTTGTTTGCTCACGGTGGTAGAAAAGCTGGCACTGGTGTAAGCAGTTGGATGAGTTCAATCCCAGGCACTGATGCTAAAGACTTTGCTGCTAATTTAACAACATTTAAAGCTCAAACTTTTGTGCCAATGGTATCTGCTCTTAAAGGCATGGGTGCATTGTCTGATGCTGAAGGTAAAAAATTAGCTGAATCTGTTGGTGCTTTAGACCCAAGCGTGAGCGAAGAAGCTTTTGCTAGAAACTTGCAAACAGCAACTAAAACTTTATTCCAAAAAGCTAGAGCTGCTGGGTTAAATGTTAGTGAGCCAGAGTTTTTAGGTAAATCACCAAGCGCAGCAAAAACAAGCGCAATTCGCTCACAAGCTGATGCAATTATAGGACGATAATATGGCAAATGCAGATGATTACGCACAATGGATTGTAGCCAATCAAGCTAAAAAAGGTACACCTGAGTTCAATACTGTTGCTCAAGCTTATCAAGAGGCAAAAGCTGAAAAAAGCAATATGCCTAATCAAGCAATGCAAGCACCTGTTGGCAGCCCTGCTACACCTAGACAAGAAATGCAATCTTCAGTTGGCGGTAGGGTATTGCAAGGTATGCGTGACCCAATAGACGAGGCTGCTGCATTGTTGCCGAAAGGTTTACAAGCAATTACATCATTAGGTGGCTACGCTCCAAATGCAGTAAGTGATTATCTTGGCTCTGAAGCTAGTCGAGTGCAAGGCATGAACAAAGCAAATGAAGCTGATTATCAAGCAGCTAAACAAGCCACAGGTTTTGAAGGTAGCGATGTATCAAGATTTGCTGGCAATGTGTTAAGCCCTGCTAATGTGGCTATTGCATCTAAACTACCTATGGCATTGCGTGGCGCTCAAGCTATAAAAGCAGGTGCTGGTGTTGGTGCTATTGGTGGCGCTTTAACCCCATCTGGCGATGTCAATGATGAAAATTATTGGATGAACAAAGCGCAAGAGGTTGGCAAAGGTGCAGCGTTTGGTGCTGGTGCATCAGGATTGCTTGCAGGTGCAGCAAGAGTAGTTAAGCCTGAAACTAACGCAATGGCAGCGCAGTTAATGAAAGAAGGTGTTACCCCTACACCAGGACAAATACTTGGTGGTGCTTTTAATACAGTAGAAGAGAAATTGCAAAGTTTGCCAATTTTAGGTGATGCAATTGGTTATGCAAAACGCAAAACACAAGAAGAGTTTAACAAAGCTGCGTTAAATCGTGCATTAGCGCCTATTGGTGAAAAAGTAAGTGAAGCTGGTCGTGCTGGTGTAACAGAGGTAAAAGAGAAGTTAGGCAAAGCTTACGATTCATTATTGCCAAAAATCTCATTTAAGCCTGATCAACAATTTGTTCAAGAATTTGACAATTTAAAACAAATGGCAACTGGCCTTGGCCCACAAGAGCAAGCTAAGTTTAGTAGAATTATTGATGATGTAATGAGCAAAGCATCTCCTAATGGGTCTATGCTAGGCACAACATTTAAAACTGTTGAATCTAAATTAAACAAAGAGGCTAAAGCATTTTCTAAATCAACAGATGCTTATCAACAAGAATTAGGCAGTGCATTGAATGAAGCTTTACGCATATTGCGTGATACTTTGCCTAGGGTAAACCCAGGCTTTTCTGATGAATTAAAAGCCATTAATACTGGCTATGCTAATTACACTAGAATTCGTCAAGCAGCAAGCTCAACAGCGGCAGGTGCAAGAGAAGGTATGTTTACGCCAGCTCAATTAGCTCAAGCCGTAAGAGCGCAAGACACTAGCGTAGGTAAGGGTGCAAGTGCTACTGGTCAAGCTTTAATGCAAGACTTAGCAGAGCAAGGCACAAACATACTAGGCTCAAAAGTGCCTGATTCTGGAACTGCTGGAAGGTTAGCATTACTAGGTGGTGGTGCTGCGGCAGGAAGTGCTACTGGAACGGCTATGCCACTAGCGGCTGCTTTAACTGCTGGTAGCTTGCCTTATTTAGGTAGAAAAGCAACGGCAGCAGCGCTTACAAAACGCCCAGAATCTGCCAAAAAGCTTGCCGAGCTTATAAGGAAAAGTAGCCCTTACATTGCTGGTGCAGCTAACCCTGCGCTGTCTGATAAAGGACAATAGCCATGAGTAAAATGCTACGCCTATTAATGTGGTCAATATAGTCATGTTTAATACTACAACAAAACGCAAAAGGAATCAATAATGGCACGCAACGGCAGTGGGGTATACTCTTTACCAGCAGGTAATCCTGTTATTACGGGAACTACAATTTCCTCAACTTGGGCTAACAGCACATTAAACGACATTGCATCAGCACTTACAGCATCGCTTACATCAGACGGTCAAACTACACCTACGGCTAACTTGCCTATGGGTGGGTATGTATTGTCGGGTGTAGGCTCTGCTACGCTGCGAACTCAATCAGCTTCAGCAGGTCAAATACAGGACTCAACATTTCAATACCTAACAGGCATTACTGGCACAGATACTATCGTGGCTACGGCTGCCTTAGGTATGACTGCCCTAGCTGCTGGCCAAGTGTTTAGATTTATATCCGCAGGTGCTAACACAGGTGCTGTAACACTTAACATCAACGGTATTGGCGCTAAAGCCATTACTAAAAACGGCACAGTTAGTTTAGTATCCGATGATATTGTAGCTGACGCTGTTATTCAAGTGGTTTACGATGGCACACAGTTTCAGTTGTTAAGCGGTGCAGGTGGCGGAGGTGGTGCTACTGGTGGCGGATCAGACGAAGTGTTTATTGAGAACGATCAAGTAGTTACAACAAGCTACTCAATACCTTCAACTAAAAACGCATTAACTACTGGCCCTATAACAATAGATGCTGGTGCTACTGTAACAGTTCCTGGCGGTTCACGCTGGGTAGTATTGTAGAGGCTGCGATGGAAACTCAAAACTTAATCAACATTGTAGGCGGTACAGTTCTTTCTGTTTTAGGCTGGTTTGCTAGACAGTTATGGGATGCCGTTCAAGACCTAAAGCGTGATGTAAAAGCCATTGAAGTTGACCTGCCTACATTTTATGTCCGTAAAGAAGACTTAGAGGCTAGGCTAGACCGTTTAGAAGCCGTTCTTAATCGTATATTTGAAAAGCTTGATCACAAAGCTGACAAATGAATCAACAACAAAAATTAGAGGCATTATTTGACAAGTTGGTAGGTCAAAGAATAGAAGAAGTGGGTATTGACAACGATGAGTTTGTAATGTATACAGAGGATGGCACTTGCGTAGTGCTTTTCTCTGATGAGGACTTACAACTATATTATGAGCTTCCTGACAAAACCCACTAAGACACATTTTGTGTTGCCTGATGTCCAGGCTAAAGATGGGAATGACTTTACATTCCTAAACTGCATAGGTAAATACCTTGTAGACAAAAAGCCTGATGTAATTATTTGTATAGGGGACTTCGCTGATATGGAGTCCCTTTCTTCTTATGATGTGGGTAAAAAGTCATTTGAAGGTCGTAGCTACCAAAAAGATATTTGGGCTGCTAGAGAGGCTATGGATGCCCTTCTACAGCCTATATATGACTACAACAAACAAGCTAAAAGTTTTAAACACAAGCAATACAAGCCTAGGATGGTTTTAACCCTAGGTAATCACGAAGACCGTATTAATCGTGCTATTAACGAGGATAGGAAACTAGACGGTCTTATCTCTATTGATGACTTGCCTTACCAAGACTGGGAAGTTATCCCATTCCTAGAGGTTATTGTCATTGACGGCATAGCATACTCTCACTACTTTACATCGGGTGCTATGGGCAGACCTATTGGCTCTAGTGCAGCATTGCTATCTAAAAAGCACATGAGTTGCTTTGCTGGTCATCAACAAGGCAGACAAATCTCTTACGCTATGAAAGCTAATGGTCAAGAGATGACAGCCATTATATGTGGATCGTGCTACGAGCATAACGAATCTTACTTAGGCGCTCAAGGTAACAATCATTTTCGTGGGTGCTATATGCTATACGATGTAGAGGATGGCCGTTTTGACGAATTGCCACTAACACTTAAATACCTTAAGAATAAGTATGCCTAGCCCTTCGGGGCTTTTTTATTATGATTTTATACCGTATGCGTAAATTAAACGGCAAAAACCTGTGGGATGGTAGGCATACTATTGTCAGGCGTGTAGATAGGACAGCTCGTAAAATTGCCCTTCTATACAAACTACGAGGGAAGTTACGGCTATGAAACAAATCAAACTCTGCGAGTGTTGCGGAGAGCCATACGAGATAGACGATGCTGACATAGATTTTCATGTCTGCCATGAGTGTAATGTTTACGATGAAGATTTAATTGGAATTATTGATATTGAGGATGAGATATGATTGGTGAATTTATAGCAACATTGTTTTTAGCTAGGGATGTAGCACACAGAGAACATTTACGCACTAAAAGTTATTCTCAACACAAAGCATTAGGCCACTTTTATGAAGACATAGCAGAGTTAGCAGACAAGCTAACAGAGGCCTATCAAGGCCGTCATGGGATCATTAAAGAGATACCCATACTGACTGAAGAAGAAAAATATAAAGAGCCTATCTACTGCATAGCTGAAAAGCTAGATTACATAGAAAAAAACCGTTACAAATGTATTCCTAAAGAAGACTCTGCTTTACAAAATATTGTGGACGAGGTAGTAGGTGAGTTCTTAAGCTTAATCTACAAATTGGAAAACCTTAAATGAAGTTGAGCGAGCATTTTACGCTTGAGGAGCTAACCTTCTCACAAACAGCAGTTCGCAACGGTATAAACAACAACCCATCCCAGGCAGTTAGAAACAACTTAAAAACATTAGCTGACAACCTTGAGAAAATACGCACATTCTTAGGCCATCCATTACGGATTAGCTCTGCCTTTCGTTGCATGGAGCTTAATCGCAAGATAGGCGGTTCTGTAAACTCTGCTCACATGGACGGTCTAGCTGCTGATTTTACTTGCGCTGGTTTTGGCAAGCCTATTGATGTAGTAAAAGCTTTATTTAAGTCTGGCATTAAGGTAGACCAAGTTATTGAAGAAGGCACATGGGTTCATGTATCGTTTGACCCTAAAATGCGTCAGCAATTCTTAACGGCAACTTTTATGAACGGCAAACCATCTTACAAACCTTTTAAGGAGTAATTATGAAAGCATTTTTATTAGCTCGTGGCAAAGAATCATCTACATGGAGGGGTCTAGTAGCTCTTTTAACAGCCGTAGGCTTGACTTTATCACCAGAGCAAGGTGAAGCTATTGTCGCACTCGGTTTAAGCGTTATAGGCGCTATTGGCGTGTTTACAGCAGACAAATGAAATACCTGTTAGCAATCATAGATAGGCTGCTTGCTCTATACCAAGAGTGGTCAGCTAAAAAGGAGCAGAAAGATGTGCAACAAGAGAGTGAGCAAATTGAGGCAAATCCTGCTGATTGGTTTGAGCAGCACTTTGATAGCTTGCACGACTACCATGCCAAAGCCATATCCCCTCAAACCGACCCTCAACATCCAAAAGATTGATGGCGGTATGTGTCTAAGCAAAGAAGACACAGCAAAGCTTGGTAAATATATACTTGAATTGGAAAGACGCTAATTAGTGCTTTTCACTAGATTGCATTAATAATCCTACCGATGTGTAAAAAACCTAATTCTGATACTATAAGATACGCTCAATAAAGAGCTAACTAATTAGGAGATTTATCATGTGGACAACACCAGCAGCTACTGAAATGCGTTTTGGCTTTGAAGTTACTATGTATGTAATGAACAAGTAATTGTTTTTAGGCGGTTAAGCCGACATTAGAGGATGTAGTAAGTAACGAGTTTTTCGGCTTTCTGCGTTACATGTAACAACTACCAAATCTACGCCTTACTTGTTTTATAAGCAATAAACAATCCACAAGCTAAACCCAGCCCAAAAGCTGTGGAATAGCACAGCACATACTCAATTATAGTCTGTATCATGGTATACCGTCCGTAAGATTAATTCACAATAGTGTATAGCTTTTCTTACATCGTCAGCACCATTCTTAGCATGATGCCTAGATATATACTTAACCACATTACCCTCAAGAAAAGTTAGGTTGTTAGCCACTATAAATTCTACTGGCTGTATGGCCATACTAGCGTAATGATTGCCACCTACCTGTTTCATTAAAGCGTCCACTTGCTCCATAGACTCTTCCCATGCTTGCTCTGACATACCATCACTCATAGTGTTCTCCTGTAGGGCCATTAGCACCCACTATGTCCATGCGTTTCTCGTCTTCTTCAGTCCACCAGGCTGGGTCTTTCTTTAAAGCCTCTGTTAGCACAGCAATAAAGCCTCGCTCAATCAGCCATCGTTTAGCATCGTCATCCATGTCTATTTCACAGATAGCACTGCCATCATCGTTTTCTTTTATGTGTTTTACATTAATAATCATTTGTTTCTAGCCTCCCTAGCATCTCGTTCAGCTTCCCCTTGAAATCGCAGGTAGATATTCTCAATCAACTGGCCTAAGTTACTGTTTGTCGTATTAGGCACACTTAATACTATTCTACGCACAGCTTCGCCAAAACTCTCTACATTCTTTTCGTCTAGCTTTTCCATTCAGGGTCTACCTCCGCTGTGTAGTAAGTCAACAAAACTTTACAAGCTTTGATGTTTGCCTTAAACATAGCTTTGTCATCTTTATGGTAAGACCTTTCTAAACTCATCTCGCTGTCCATTAATTCAGCTTTAAGCAAAGTTATAAACAAAGCTTCACGAATGTCTAACAACAAATTATCGTGGTCGGTAAAATCTAGTTGTATTTTCATGATGTTGTTTTAGCCCGTTTAACGAAGTTTTGTGGGTGCAGACGATACTTTGTATCAAGTTCTATTTTTAATCGTTCTACGGCCTCTTTACGAGCCTCTACGACCCCTTCTGGAGGTGGTGAAAGCAGTCTTAAATCATTAATCATGCCTACAGATGGATAATACGGTAAGATATTTAACATATTGCCTCCTAGAAGGGCTTTCGCCCTTTTCTTAAAATGGAATAGACGAATCTTCATCATTTTGTGGCTGATAGCCATTTGCTTTAGCTGGTTCACCATCTTTTACATACGGCTCGCTAAATGAAAAGCTAAAGAACTTGCCTGATTTGCCTTCTTTTAACCAGGCTGACATACGCATCTCTTTGCCGTTGACCATGCAGTTACCTGTGTAGTCAGGGTGTGTATCTTTTTCTTTGCGGTTGTTTTTAAAAAGACTGCCGCTGTTATCTCGTTGCTCGTATTGTGCCATGTTAGTTCCCTTTTTGATGTTTTTTAAATGTTGACCGTGTCTTGCTATCTAATAAGCCCCACAAGACTAACTTTTGGTCATTGTCTAGTGAATCCCATGTTACTTTAGCCTCTTGTGGATTGCCGTCAGCTACAAACGCTGTAAACGAATCAGCCAACTCATGCAGTATATCCATTTCTTCTTTGCTAAACTCTGGTTGCTTTAGCTCAAGTTCAGGCTTTTTTGCTGGTGTGCCTGTGTCCGTTCCTGTGACAGCGTCTAAAACATCATGCTCCACAATTTCCATAGCTGAAACCCACAAGTATCTGCGCTGGTATGTTTCAACAGCACCCACATTCTGCACTTCGTGGCAACCTTTTAACGCTGCGCTACCCATAGGGCTAGTGATGGTTATCTGTGAGCCATCATCTATGTCGGTAATGGTTAATGTTGCTAGGTCGGCTGTAAAGCTAACTGTGCCACACAAACCTAAGTTCCAAAAGATTGTATTGATTGTAGGTAAGAAGTCACCAAGTTCAAAGTATCTATAACCAGCAAACTTGTTATGACCAGACTTGTTAAGCTTTGTGTTCTGTAGCTGGATTCTAGCGTCCATAAGCTTTTTGTATACATTACTCATCTATTGCCTCCATGTTTGCTACTAGGATAAGGTTAAGCTCGTTATACAAACCTAATGCACGAATCAATGGCAATACATCAACGCCTAGATACAAAGCTGATTTAGACTCTGCTCTTGGTTCTGTTAAAGCTTCCAAGTCACCAAAGTAAGCGTAGGTTGGTTGCTCGTAATCGTATTCAACTTCTAAAGTAACGCCAGCTTCTAAATTTAAATGTGTAATCATTTCCATGCCTCCAATATGACCCAAGAATGGCCGTGTTTAATTGCTTTTAACTTGCCCTTGATACAGAGCTGTCTGACCCATCTGCCAGACTTGCCCATTTGTTGCGCTATTTCTTCTACTGTGTAAATCGTCACTACTTTCTCCTGTTCCAAAATTGGAATTATACATCAATCTCTTGTATTGCAAAAGCTATTTATTCCACAGCAGATTGTTTTATTGTTTTGCGGATTGCCACATATTAAACATATATTTGGTGATCCAAGTAAAGAGCTGTATTGAATGTCTGATGGGTAATCAACCCATTCTTGCATAGCCAGCTCGTCCATTACTTCAGCCTGGTATTGTTGCTGGCTCATATACAAAGTCCTCCTCGTTAAGACCGTCTGCGAAACTCTCAAACAGATCACCATAGTTATCTAAGATGTAATCCTCGTTATGGTAACCCTCACCTAAGCACCAGTTCCAAAACGCAGCTTCATGCTTTTCTTCTGTGGCTTCCCAATCTATGTTTTTAGGAAATGTCATATTAGGCCACCAATAGTAAATATAAGAAAATTGACAATAAAACCACACCAACAAAGCAAATGCCTTCTATCCATGGTGTAAGGTCTGCTTTAGGTTTGTAATTTTTGTAATCAGTCATTTGTCCATCCTTTTGAAGTGTTATAAGCAGCTACAGCATTATCATTTGCACGAAGTTGCTCAGGTGTAAATTGGCTCATGTAATTAGCTAAATGGCGTTTGATAACTACATCGTAAACAGAACGAGTTACATCTTTAACAGATTGTGCATCTAAACCAATTAAAAGATTTTCTGCGTCATCTTGTTTTTCTAAAGACTTAACAACAATGTCATCGGGAATCATAACCTTTGATTGACCTTCTAATAATTCCCAGTACACATCAAATGTTTTGCCTCGTAGATGTGGGTTTGAGCTGTAAATAATTGCTGTATCTAAATTCATATTAATCTCCTTTAATTGAAACGGTTGATTCAACACACCATTCATTATTAATTACATACCACCATTCATTGTGCATAAACTGACTAGCTGTAATAATAACGCCATCAATTTGAAATTGAGGAGCTGATGTTAAATTTTCTTTTCTGCAATTAGGCTGATATGCCATGTTAATCTCCATTGCGTTGTTGATGTGTCCATTATATTCCAGCCTTGGAAGCTGTCAAGCGTTATTTAATACTATTTACTTATAAACAACTAGCTAATCATAAGTAAAAGTTATTGGACTTTTAGGGGTATTTGTGCTAGACTGTTGGTAGTGGTATGATTAATGGCCTGGACTAGAGGTCGCAATTAATGATGCCTCTGGTGTCAAGGGTTGTTATTTAGGTGCTAGTCCCACCTAGGTAGCAGCCCTTTTTTTTGGAGAAAACAAATGAAATGGTTTAAGCATGATTCAGATGCAAGTAATGATGCCAAGCTAAAAAAGTTAAGATTAAAGTATGGCGCACAAGGTTACGGCATATATTGGTATTGTTTAGAGCTAATCGCTAGGAATGTTGAAAAGCATAATTTAACTTTTGAGTTAGAACACGATGCAGAATTGATAGCTGATGACTTTAAATTAAGCAGCGATTTAGTTCAGCATATTATGACTTACATGGTTGAATTAGAATTATTTGAAGATATTGACGGTGTAATTAGCTGTTTAAAAATGGCAACTAGGGCAGACGAATACACTCAACAAATCTTAAGAGATTCAATGAGATACAAGATGTCCCGAGAGTGTCCCGAGAGTGTCCCTAGAATATCCGAGGTAAGAGAAGAGAAGAGAATAGAAAAGATTAAACATATACACGAGGGGTTTGATACATTTTGGTCTGCTTACCCAAATAAAGATAATAAGGCTCAAGCTAAAAAATCTTGGGACAAACACAAGCCTAACTTAGATTTAGTTTTGTCAGCTCTTTCGTGGCAAAAAGAAACTAGGCAATGGAAGGGCGGCTTTATCCCCATGGCGGCCACCTATATCAATAACTCTCGCTGGGAAGATGAAAACCCTGGTGAATCTTATGCCGATATATTTGCAGGTGCTATATGATTAACAATCTATTAGGCCGATTAAACAAAGTTAAGTCTACTGGACGCAACTCATGGTTAGCTTGTTGCCCAGCTCACGATGACAGAAGCCCCAGCCTATCCATTAAAGAGGAGGCTGACGGCCACATACTATTGCATTGCTTTGCTGGGTGCAGTGCCATTGATGTTGTCGGGGCGATAGGTGTTGACATAGGTGACTTGTTTCCAGAGCAGGTACATCACAAAGCACCAGTTAAGAAGAAGTTTTACGCCACAGACATTTTAGAAGCCATCAAGTATGAGTCGCAAATCGTTCTCCTAGCAGCGTTTGAGCTAAAGAAAAATAAAGAGCTTGACGAAACTGACTTACAGCGTTTACAGTTAGCTTACGAAAGAATTAGAGAGGCGGTTGATTATGAGTAACCCATACTTGATTACAGAGCCAACCGTAATTAGCTTTAGTGGTGGTCGGACATCAGCTTATATGTTGTGGAAAGTATTGGAAGCTCATGGCGGCAAATTGCCACCTGAAGCCATTGTTTGCTTTGCTAACACAGGCAAAGAAGAGGAAGCTACGCTAAAGTTTGTGCATGATTGCTCTATGTCATGGGGTGTGCCTATCGTGTGGATTGAGTATCGCAAAATAAAGCCGTTCTATGAATTGGTAACTTACGAAATAGCTAGTCGTAACGGTGAGCCTTTTGAACAGCTTATTGATAAGGCCAAATACCTGCCTAATCAATCGCAAAGATTTTGCACACAAGAGTTAAAAGTTAAAGCTATCCACAGGTATTTAAAGTCTATTGGCATTAAAGAATACGACACTTTTGTGGGAATTAGAGCTGACGAGCCAAGAAGGGTTGCAAAAATATCACAACAAGAAGACAAGTTAATGCCATTAGCTAGAAGTGGTGTTTCTGAAAAAGACATTTGGGATTTTTGGGATAATCATAGTTTTGATTTAAGATTGCCAAAAGCTTCAGGCGCTTCAAACTGTGATTTGTGTTTTTTAAAAGGAACTGCAATACTTACAAGCCTTATTCAGCAAAACCCATTAAGAACGATATGGTGGGAAAAGCAAGAAGAAAAGATTGGCGCAAGATTTGCAAAAGACAAACCAACTTACAAACAAATGGCAAAATTTAACAGAGAGCAAACTCAATTGTTTGGTGATACGACAATTGAATGTTTCTGCGGAGATTAATATGAGTAACTTAGAAAGAGGCGCTACAGCTTTAGACGAGGCTAGACGCAAACGAGCAAGCATGATGTTGCCAAAGGTTGACTTTGAAGGCTTTATGAAAGCCAGGGAAGAAGACAAGGCTAATGTTAAGTCAGCAAGCCAGTACCAAGCCGAGGTTATAGACTATTTTTACAAAGACGAGCAGATGCAAGGCGTTAAGTTGCCTTGGGAAAAGACATTTGACCAGTTTAGGTTGCGTTTAGGTGAGGTAAGTCTGTGGTCAGGTATTAACGGCCACGGCAAGAGTCAGCTAGTTGGCCAAGTGATTAACTCTATCGTGCAGCAGGACTTTAAGGTTTGTGTGGCATCGTTTGAGATGCACCCATACTCAACCCTACAGCGTATGACTAGACAGGCTACCGGGACGGAGAAGCCTACCGAAAAATTTATCGGTGAATACTTTACATTCCTAGACAACAGGCTGTATATGTATGACCAGCAAGGGACTGTAAACGGTGAGCGTGTAATTGCTGTTTTATATTATGTAGCTGAAACGCTAGGTGTGCAGCATTTTGTGATTGACAGCTTAATGAAGTGCGGTGTAAGGTCTGATGACATGAACGCTCAAAAGGAGTTCTTGGATAAGCTTTGTGCTGCGGCTAGGGATTTGAATGTCCATGTGCATTTGATTGCTCACAGCCGTAAGGGTGAAGACGAGTTTAGTCCACCTAACAAGATGGATGTGGCTGGCTCGGCAGACATTACCAACCAAGTAGACAATGTGATGACTGTGTGGCGTAACAAGAAAAAAGAAAAGTTAATTCGTAGTGGCAAAGCGAAAGAGGAAGAGTTAAACGCACCTGATTGCTTGTTGATATGTGATAAGCAGCGCCATGGTGAATGGGAGGGCGAGATTGCATTGTGGTTTGATGCAGCGTCTATGCGATACAAGGGAAGCCAACACGAAAAAGTGTGGCAATTAAAATTTTAGGAGATTGATATGCCGTGTAACCAAAATTGTAACCAAGGCCGTAATTGTAATTGTAATAGAGCTAGTGACAGAGCTGTAGTAATCATAGCAACATTGATGTTGATTGCGATAACTGCGTTTGGATGGGGTGTATATAAATTAATTCATGGCACCAAAGGACAAGACTGTGCAGTAGAAGTGCAGTTTAAAGATAGCAAAGCTACCTACATAGGGCAAAGCGTATGAAAATAATGCTTGATTGCTCACCTGCTAAAATTGAGGAATATGCTAAACGCTACAATTATAACTTTGGGCAATTAAGAACTCCTCTAACAGCTTACGCTTTAAGCGGTAAAGTTTACGGATTAGACAACGGTTGCTTTAGTAAATTTGAAAAGAAAACATGGTTAAGATTAGTTGATGATGCAAAACAACATGAACATCCAAAGTTTGTATGCGCTCCAGATATTGTGGGTGATGCTAGACGAACATTAGAATTGTTTGACCAATTTTATGATGTTATTAAACCTTTGCCAGTTGCATTGGTTTTACAAGATGGCATAGGCAACTTTTCAATTGATTGGAATAGAGTTGATGCCGTGTTTGTTGGTGGCTCTGATGCCTTTAAAGTTTCAGATGAGGCTAGAAATGCTTGCAAAGCAGCAAAAATGTTAGATAAATGGGTTCATGTAGGTAGGGTAAATACAGCGCAAAGGGTTTCACAATGGATAGGCCTTGCAGATTCTATTGATGGCTCTGGCATAAGCAAATACGACCATATGCTTGAAGCTGTATTAAATGAACTAACTGGTGAAAAACCACAGAAGGAGTTGATTTGATTTTGAAATGTGATTACTGCGGAATAGAAGGCTTTTCTTGCTCAACATACAATCCCGACCACAAAATGGAATGTTCGTTTTGCAGGTCAAAAAGGTTAGGCATTTATGATTCATTGTCTAAAGAAAAGATAGTTGAAAAGTTGCTTGTAGCGCACCGTGAATTGCACTGCATGACTGAGAATTCAAAAGCAGCATGGGCTATGCTTGAAGTTGAGCAAAGAAAATTAATTGATGCTAAAAAATGGTTAAAGCGTTGGTTAATTTATGGTGAAAACACATTTTGTGAAAGTAAAATTTTAATTAATGAAACAAAGAAAGTGATTGAAACATGAAGTTTAGTGAAACAGAGTTTTACAAGCATTTTGGCAACAATGCCGAGGAATGGAAAGTTGTAACCAATGATGGCAAGGTTTACATTGGTAAAGGCTGGAAAAAAGAATACGAAGATTCAAATTACAAGGAGGCAACGCTATATGTTGCAGAAAAGCCAACAGAAAGCCTGTCAATTGTGCGGCCAAAGTCAAAGACGGTCATTGCCACAAAATTCAAGGCTACATAAGCTATTCCAATTAATGGCTGAAAGTTTAAAAGGTAAAGATGGGTTACACCATCCGCACCAATGGTGGAAAGTGATGGCTAAAGACCAGTGGCTGGGTTACAATGAATTTACAGCACCTGATGGCCGTACAATATACGCTTTAAAGTCTACTGCTGATTTAAGCGTAGAAGAACTTAATAACTTTATGAATGAAGTTGAACGATACTGCGCTGTGCGTGGTGTTTATTTACAGGATTAATCATGGCAAACCCAAACAATTTAGAAAAAGCTCACAAACTAAAAGAAGAAAACAGAGCTTTAAATTTGGCGGTAGTGTATTTACATTTAAAAGATGAGCCATCTGTTGCAGTAAATCTTGCTAGAAAAATGAATTTAACGCCAGCTATTATTACTGAATACTGTAAACATCTTGAAGCTAAAGGCTATTTGTGGTCTGAATTCATAGCAGAAGGAAGAGCTAGGTCAAAGCTGTATCACACAACAGAAAAAGATAACTTCCCATGGCCTAAGCAATGTAAAGATTTAACAAACTTAAAAAGAGCATACTTTGATGCTAATTATCCTGGAATACACCAAGCATTACGGGATGCAATTTATGAAGGTCGCATTAGCCCCGATATTATTAGGTCACACAAAGAGTTAGACGCAGACCACTGGGTTATACCTAAAAAAGATGGCGCTAAATACAGAGGTAACTTTCAATCAAGCTTAAATGGGGAACACAGTGCCTAATTACAGAAACAAGAAACTGCTAGAGCTATGCCGTGAGATACCTTGTCAATCATGTGGCGCTATGGATGGTACAGTATGTGCAGCACACTCTAATCAACTGCGTGATGGCAAAGGTACAGGAATTAAAGCTAGTGACGCTATGGTTGCCGCTATGTGCGCTAGATGCCATTTTGAGCTGGACAACGGGATGGCGTTAAACAAGCAAGACCGTAGAGATATGTGGGACTTGGCTCATAGGATGACTATGCAATACTTTATTGAGCATGATATGCTGGTGGTCAAATGATTAAACTTACACTGCCATGGCCTCCAAGCACTAACCACTCCCACCATTACGGAGGCAAGCGTAAGTTCTTAAGCAAGCCTACACAAAAGTTTAGAGAGGCTGTGCAAGACATAGTTGTAGACGCTAAAGCTAAGATAGATGGAAGGCTGGCTGTGTTTTATGCTTTTTACCCTCCAGACCGCAGACGCAGGGATATAGCTAACTACGAAAAGCAAGCTACAGACGCACTACAAGCTGCTGGTGTGTTTTTAGACGATGAGCAGATAGACTTTATATGGCTAGTGCGTAGGCACATTGTAAAGGAAGGTATGTGTAAGGTTGTCATTGTGCCATACACCGAAGTACACCAAATGCTAGAAAAATACGAGGATTATATATGATTGATTTAAGGCTAGGGGATTGTTTAGAAGTAATGAAATCTATTCCTAGCGGAAGTATTGATGCAATTATTACAGACCCACCATACGGAACTACTGCTTGCAAATGGGATAGTGTAATACCTTTTCAGCCTATGTGGGAACAATTAAAACGCATAATTAAACCAAATGGGGCAATTATATTTACCGCTAGCCAACCATTTACTAGTTTACTTGTAATGAGTAACATTGAAATGTTTAAAACATCTTGGATATATCAAAAAAGATGTGCAAGCAATTTTGCTCAAGGAAAATATATGCCAATGAAAGAGCATGAGGATGTTTTAGTATTTGGAAAGCAAAAAACAGTCTATTACCCTATTATGCAAGAAAGAAAAGGAAGTGGGCTAGCTAGGTCTAAATATGCTTACTCTGACGCATCAAGACATAAATCTGGTGAATTTGTTGGAAACATTAAAGGCGATTATGACAAAGAAAATGATGCTGGAAATAGTGAGTTAAGACTTCCATCGTCAATACAAGAGTTTAATAATAGAGCAAATGGTGACAGAGGATTTCATCCAACTCAAAAACCAGTTTTGCTTCTTGAGTATTTGATTAAAACATATACATTAGAAAATGAAACTGTATTAGATTTTACAATGGGAAGCGGTACAACTGGCGTTGCTTGCAAAAACCTTAATCGTAACTTTATCGGCATAGAATTAGATGAAGGTTACTACAATATAGCAAAGGAACGCATCAATGGAATTGGGTAGAGTAATATATTATTTAGATATGTGGCGTGAGTACATGAAGTCAGATAACAACAAGCTAGGCTATAAGTCTAAGTCCTCTGGCTTCCATACAGGCGGTGTACACTCGTTTGATGACATAGCTGACGAAGTAGACAACCACAGCGTAAGAGTGGTGGATAAGGTGATAGACGATTTGCCAGCCTTTCAGCGTAATGCTATCTATGTAATCTACTTGGGCCAAAAGACCATGATGGATATGAAGGTGCTAGACCGTTATTACGACAATGCAATGGCCATGTTGCAGCAAAAACTAACAGAAAAAAACCTATACTAAATACTACTTGACAAACGAGCCATTTTGTGGTAATATACGCCTGCAGGTATAGTTGCGTCTATAGGATTCATATACCAAGCATTTAACCTAATCTCCGTTGGGTTCGGACTCTCCTAAAAGCTGAGTCCATTTTTTTGGGTGAAAGCTATGCGAGTAACCCATCTATTCTATTATGAGGCGTAAGACCACTCTTATGAACATACATGGCCGAAGAACGAAAACAAGCTGGCAGACCAATAGGTAAACGACACCAGGAAGATGTGCGTAGCAAGATACAAGCTACTCAAATAATCAATAGATTATATAGCGCATTTACAGGTGAGATAGAACTAACTGCCATACAAGTTAATATAGGAAAGACTTTATTAGACAAAGTGTTACCTGATTTAAAAGCGATTGAGCAGACAACACAGCTATCCGCAGACATTGAAGTCTACGCATGGCAAGAATAATACCTTATAAGCCCAGGGAAGCGTTCCAACCACTCCACACTAGCAACAAGAGATGGAAGGTTGTAGTAGCCCACCGTAGGGCAGGTAAGACAGTAGCTTGTGTCAACCAGCTCATTAAAGAAGCTGTGATGAGCAAGCGTAATGACTTCCGTGCAGCATACATAGCGCCATTCTATAAACAAGCTAAGTCTGTGGCATGGGACTACTTTAAATACTTCACTAGGGTAATTGATGGCATCGTCATTAATGAGTCAGAGCTACGCATTGATTTTAAGAACGGTGCAAGGATTCAGCTATTTGGTGCTGATAATGCTGACAGCCTTCGTGGTCTTTATCTTGATAGCATTGTGTGTGACGAGTATGGGGATTGGCGCGCTAATGTATTCCAGTACATCATCCGTCCTGCATTGGCTGATAGACAAGGTAAAGCGGTCATAATTGGTACGCCTAAGGGCAGAAACAGTTTTTGGGAAACCTATGACAGAGCTTGCCATTCCGATGAGTGGCTGGCCTTAAAGATAACAGTGGACGATTCAGGCATATTGCCAGAGTCAGAGATACTGTCATTAAAGCAAGAACTATCTGAGGATGCTTGGCGTCAAGAGATGGAGTGTGACTTTGATGCTGCATTGCCTGGTGCAATATGGGGTCGTGAGTTATACCAAGCAGAGCAAGATGGACGAGTAACTGGCGTAGAGTATGATGAGTTTGCCCCTGTGTATACAGCGTGGGACTTAGGCTACTCAGACGATACTGCGGTGTTTACTTATCAGGTAATACAAGGTGAGGTTCACTTCATTGACTACTACGCTGCTAGTGGTAAGTCTATTGACCATTACGCTGCACACATACTAAGCAAGCCCTATAAGTACAAGACGCACTTCTTACCACACGATGCTAGAGCTAAGACCTTGGCCTCTGGTGGTAAATCAGTCATTGAGATGTTGGCCGAACACTTGACCATACAGAAGATGGCAATCACACCTAGCTTATCACTACATGATGGCATACAAGCAGTAAGGCAAATGATGCCGAGAGCGTGGTTTGATAAAGAGCGTTGCTATGATGGCCTAGAGGCTCTCAAGCAGTATCAGAGAGAGTGGGACGATGACAAGAAAATGTTTAGGGATAAACCTAGACACGATTGGACATCTCATGCGGCAGATGCTATGCGTTATGCTGCTATCAACTGGCGTGAAGAACATAAGCCTGTGGTAGAAGACAAACCAATTAGAGGCATTATGGTCGGACAGACCGATGTCACAGTAGA